CTTCTAAGGTATCCATCATTCGGACATATTCAATACCGCCTCGACCAGACTCGGTTTCGACACCAATTGTAGGAATATAATTTGGATCTCTCTCAAGATGTTCTTGAATGTTTCTTGCTGTTCTTTCGACGGTTTCAAGATTTGATGATTTAATCACCATTACGCCTCTCGGCATTCTTTTCTTTTGATACGCTGAATACACATAATTATCCATTGAAATCAAAGTGTTCACTTGTCGCCACATCGTAGCAACGGGGCTACGGCCATACAATTTAGAAGGCGACCATTTGCTAATGTGTATTACTTCACCCTCGGTATAGACTTGACCTTTTCCAACACCTGCCAAATTCATGTAATGAATAGGCACTACTGGCATACCTGTTTTGGGGCATTTAGCCTTTGAATCACTTGTCCTAAATGAGCGATCTACAAGGCTTGTATATTGACTACCGCCACGCACACCCCTCTTATCGGCTAAAATCCTCATAAAAATAGGGTCGGCTCTACTGATTTCTTTTACTCGGTAAAACATTGGCTTCTTTGATTTAGGGTCAATAAAGTATTCTTTTGTCAATACAATGTAAGCATCATCAACAATATCTAAGTCCATTTCAATTTCACGGAGTATTTCGATAAAGTCTTGGTGCATACGATTTTTAGTGCGGAATAAAGCATCGGCATAATCAATTTGAGAACGATCTGCTTTACGGACTTCGCCACCACACTTTGAACAAGTCTCTACTTGCTGTTGAAATTCTTCGGCGCATTGAACGCACTTCACTACAAACTTTGGCTTCCAACCCCACCCTTTACGGAATGTTTCAACATTAAGGTGATTGAGAATTGAGCGAAGCACCAGACATTCATACGCCGCCGCATACAGCGCAGGTATAGTTATGCCTTGAAGCAAAGCAGGTTCTTGTATTCCCGTTTGAAACAAAGGCATTGTCGGCATCGGTGTGCTATGCCGTTCCATATCCATTCCAATTGAAGAAAAGAGTCTTTCAATGCGCTTTTTATCTGCCAAATTAAATCACATCCGCCTTCAATTGTTCTTCGCTGATGTTCCACTTCTTGAGCAAAATTGTTTGTTTTTGGGGAGATGAATGATTGTATGTGAACAAGCGTATTGCCTGTTCTTCGCCTTCGATTGCTTTTTGAATTACAATCGCATCCTCCTTCTTATCATTCAAATGTTCAAAGGCTGAATCACAGGCTTTTTTGACTGCCAAATTACCTTCGATAACGATTGAAGACCCCTCCGCTTTAACAGCACTGACACCCATGACACTTTTAAGAGTATCAACATAAGACTCCGAATTGTTTGAAGAAAAAGGCAAAACTATTCTTGGCGTTCCTCTCGGATCTAATTCTGTTTTTCCTCCGGCCTCCCAAAGTCCAGCAATCAACCGGCCATAATCCTTCACTATCGCTCCCCCCCTTTCTACATCATAATACAATGATTTTTTGTCGGACTTTGAGCCTTTGCCAACAGCGTAAATGTCATACAAAAACCCATGACTTTTGATTAAACCCGCCAGTTCTGAAGTGCTTGCTAAAACCCCGCGTTCAACAATACCTCTTGAGTCAAGTATGCCGTTCTTTGCCAACAATACGGAGGCATCGCCCAATATGGTTTGTTCTCGATATGAAAGCCTTTCTGATTTGTCAATGCGGCTTCTCCATTCGCTGTAAGCAAGTTCTCTTTGCTCGTCATCGGTTGAATCCGACCATGACTTAATGAATCTTCTAAAGGGTATGTCAAAACGGGTATCATTACGATTAAGTGTTTCATAATCGCTATCAGTCAAAGGTAATTCCAAAACTAAATCGGGATTTACACCGCTAAAGTGTTTTAGAATTGACCGGCGTTCAAGGTGAATCAAAGGGGTGATAATCTCAATCATCTCTTTCTTTTCAGCCTTCAATAACAATCCAACCATCTCGCTACTTGTCATGCCAAAGTTATCGGAAAACCATGTTTTTCCTATTTCTTTGCCATCGAGTTCAGCACCGGGTTGCTCATTTGGATTTGAAGGATTATTAGGATTTTTAAATCCTTGAATGTTTGCGCCAGTCTTGGCTTGAGCCGCCGTTTCTTGTTGCTCTTGTTGCTTTGCCGAATCTGCTTCGACTTTTTGTTGAGCATTGTTTTGAGCCAACTCCAATTCTTTTTCCTTTTGCTTTACTTCTGGAGATTCGGCAGTGTTGAGAGAAGGGAGTATTTTCATTATTGCGTCATCCCAAGAATCAACGCCATACACAAATTCAATCCGTTCACGCATCAGCCCACCCCAACCTCTTTTGCCAAGACTCGGCATCAAGTATTATGATATTATCCCTAAATTCTTTCGTTGCTTGAACCGTCAATGCCAAAGCCATAACCATGTCATCATGCCCTCCAAGGCTTTCCATTCGCCCGTTATCAAGCATAGTAAATGTAGATAACTCATTGATTAGAGCATTCATGTGCCGTCGAGTCGCCCCTTCATCTTTGTAGGGCAAGAAAAGATGCTGTTGTTCAAAGTGTAATTGCAGGGTGTGAATCAACGCTTCTTTTTTCATACGAGTTGTATTAAACGGTTTTATCGGCAAGTCGCTAATTTCATTTAGAACTTGATTGAATGCCATTGCGAAGTTGTTTGTTTCCAATTCAATAATGACTGGACTAAAACGAGCATTCAATTCAATGATTTTGTCAATTTGAGAATTGAAATCCATGCCCTTTTCGTGATGAACATGAACAATGTGTTTTTTCCTATTTTCATCCATAGCAACAACCATCATACAGGTGTAATCCGCTTTTCGGTTTGCGCTAATTGCAGGATCCCAACCGATGTAATAGGAGTATTCACCGCCATCAATCGGATAATATGACAAGGCCAAAGTCTCATCCTTTGCTTTTTCTATGACTTCTTCAGGGAATAAACTCGCTTCGCTGGCAATCGGTTTGCATAGATATTCTCTTGTAAATGCAATAGAAGTCATTTCACTGCGCCGTGTATTCAGTGCATCAAGCGACCACCGTTCCTCCCAAAGAGGCTTACCAGTTTTTTCATCAATTGCTGGATATTCATTAACGCAATAACCATCTAATTTTTTCAATTCGGAATACAAATCTGTATAGGAAAAAGGTGTTCCAACAATACAAAGTTGAGCCGTGTGGTGGAGGACAGGCAACAATGCAGTGTAAAACCATGTTGAAATTGAACTAAGTTGAGTTTGTGCTTCGCTTGATAAAATGTCATCAAGAACTACGATTTGAGGGTGCGCCCCACGAACCGCTTTACCGACGGACATTGCTCGAATAGAGGATTTGTTTGTCATTTTGAATAGTTGCTTCGCCCACCCGCGAGCAGGCTTTAGATGAGCCAATGCAGGCGTAGTCATTATCAATTCATCCATTTTTGACATGTGATCGATAGATTGGTGTTGGCTGTGCGAAAAGAAAAGAACTTCGGTGCCGGGATTGTAAGCCATTTTCCAAAGCAAATAGCAACGGAAAAAAACAGATTTGCCATGATCACGACTGGCTATAACGCAGGTTTTTGTATTTTTTTCCGCATTATCATACCATTCGTTGTGAAAATGAGCCAACTGAAAACCGCAAATGTCTTCAAAAAAGAATTTGAAATCTCTACGCCCCATGTCGAAATCGACTTTAGCGGCAATATCGCTTAATCCAGACATAATAATCACTCAAGCATATTTGGAGGGAGGTTTGGCAATGCCGAGGTTTTGTCATTATATTCTTTTATACCGTATGGTGCTTGTAAATAAGTCAATAAATTCCTTTCACTATCTCCATCAAGGGCATCACTGCCACGAAGTTGCACACCCAAAGGAACCGAGTATCCCCCTGCTTTGTCTGTATTACCTGCCGAAATAGTTGCTGTTTCGTCTTGGTCTGGTTGAGTAAGTAATGATTGCATTAACTCTCTTAACATTCCTTTATCCATTCCGGTATCATTGACATTTACTATATCGCCGCCGGGAGAATCCTTTGCCGTTGCTGATTTAATCCTCGATGCCAATTCTTTAATTGACATTTCAACATTTTTGACTCCAAAATTTTCTCCTATATCCCCAAAAGTAGTCTCCAACAATTGATTCGCCATTGGTCTTCTTTTCGTCTTGTTTGCCATTAGTGGCTCATGAACATGAATTTGATGCAAACCTCTATTTACGCCGGGAACCCCAGTCATGTTCATTTCATACCCTAATTTCAACCCACCTTTAGGCAAAGCCGATGTTCGCGTTGGATCGTGATACAAAATTGGTCGGCCAAATTGAGGCTTAGGCAATTTAAGTGTTCCAAACGGGTTTCTATTTCTACTTTTTAGGCCAGTTGCGGCTAAAAATGCTTTGAAATCGCCGTCGTCTTTGTATGTTTTTCCATCAACATTCCAAGAATTAAGAGGGTGTTTTGCGGCATTGGCTTTCATTCCACTTAGCCCTGTATTGAAGTGCAAGAACCTATCGCTTCCAGTCGGTGCGGGCGGTTTCAACATTATAGGCATTCCCTTATTATTCATTAACTTATCACTGCCAAAGGAAAGTGGGGGGTCTTTAATCGCCAATAAGTCATCCAATGAAAGTTTTTCTGGTCGAGCAAAAGCCATTGACATATGGCTTGGATTTAATGCTTGAGCGATACTTGGCCGACCTTCTCTATCTGTCAAGAAGTCTATATCCTCGGCTACCGGCCTAAGAAACCCAAAGTCCGATAGACTTAGTGATTTTTTAATTCCCGGTTTTTTACCTCGAAAAGTGCCATATTTGGGTTCGGTGTTCACCGCCCGTTCCTCAAAATACTGGTTCAACAACGAGCGTTCACTTTTTTTTTTAGGATTTTTAGGTTGTTTGCCACTGGCGACGGTCTTAGCGGTGGTTTTCTTAGCCGGTGCTTTCTTTGCCGGTGCTTCGCCGCCTATGCTGTCTTGAATTCTTTTCGGCAAACCCTTTGGGTTAAATTGCTTTACTGCATCAGGATTGTTTCTCAAGAAGTCAAGTGAAGCCTCGTTGCCTTGCATAGCCCCTTGTATGTGTTTGCTGTATTCCGTGTAAGGAACGCCGCCACTGGCAATATCCTTTTTTGCGGCTTGTGATACTTTCTCGCCTGTTGTAATCTCCGCCGCCGTTTCTTTCGCTGATGATTTTGCTTTAGGCAAACCTTCTGTTGGATTTTGCATTTTCTTTCGCTTTTTGGCTTGGACTTCTTGAAACATGGCTTGGGCTTTACCTGCCTTTGAATTGGGGTCGAGTCTTGTTTCTTCTTCTGTTGGTTCTTCTCCACTTCTTTTTGCCTTTTCGTTTTGCACTGTTGAGAACAAGGCTTTCGCCTCGTCTTCTTTACTTGGGGCTTTTGGTGCTTCAACCGGAGTATCGGCAACGGAGGTTCGCTGTTCTGTATCTTCTACCTTAACAGGTGTATCGGCAACGGAGGTTGGCGGTTCTGGTTCGCCCGGTTCAGCACCAAATTCATCTGTTAAATTGCGAACATCTCTATTGGCTTCACTAAATTGTTGATTTAATGCTTGATTGTAGCCGTCATTGACTGTGTTTGAAATTGTAGGCTCTTGCGAAGCAGGGGTAGCGATAGGTGCAGGTGCAGGTGGCGCAGGTGGTGGCGCAATCTCTTGTTCTACTGCATCCCAACCGGCTTGCATTGCTTCATTATTTGTTGGGTCATCGACCCCATCAGAAAGGTCAATTGCCTGTTCTACATTTTCGGTAGCAGTATCAATGGGATCGGCAGGGATTTGTTGAATTGGCTGTTGGCTCGTTGTTGAACCGGTATTTTGAGGAACGGGGATGGCTTGTTCGCCGCCACTCAATTTTGCTTTTGATTCTTCAAGAGAAGGTGTTTCTTCAAAAGCACCGACTTTACTCCTAAAGTCGGAGTATTCACCAAATTGTCTCGTTGCTTCTTCGGGGGTAATATCGCCCCTGTCAATTGCGGCTTGATAACTTTGTTTTGCATCGTTGTATCCACGATAAACCTTTCCTTTTCGGTCGCCTAAGTCTCTTTCAGGTGTTCTTTCGGGAACAACGGCGGGTGTTGGCACTGGCCCCAAATCAGGGGCTTGTTCTTGCCGACCGGGACTGAAAAAATTAAAACCTTGATTGCCCATTTCACCAGAACCAGCAGGTCGAGGATTTGGGGTTAATCCCTCCATACTGGCCTCAACATCTATGGCTTCGGCTCCTTCGGGCCTGCCCCACATTTGCCTTTCAGTTTTAGGTTCTGGCGGTGCTGATACGGTTGCTCTTTTTGGGCCTCCACTTGGAGGCGCAGGGCGAGTTGGAGTTGGAGTTGGAGTTGGAGGTGATGAAACGGTGCGCCGAGGTGCTGTTCTTCTACTTGGGGCGGCGGCTTTAGGGGCTTGGCTTTGTCGTTGGCGAATCATTTCCATTTGCCTTTGAGCATTGCTCGCCGTATTTTCAAGGCGTTGCCCTCGTTTTCTTTCACGGCCAGCCCTAAATGAATCACGAAGACCTTTTTCGACTTCGCCCCAAGCCGCATCAAATTCTTCCACGACGCAAAGCCCCCGTTGTATTTCTCATGCCAATGGATTTACGCATTAGCAACATCTTTGAAAGTTGTTGAAGTTGTTTGTTGCCTTGGTTTCTTTGATATGCGTTGTATAGCCCCCCTGCTATATTTGAAAGGCCCATTGTCGCAACGCCCAACAAAGGATTTGTTGCTAAACCGCCGCTTGTATTCGCTCGTCGTGTTGCATTAGCGACTTGAGCCGCTTTTGCTTGTTGCTCTGGAGTCATTTGTTGTTGCTGTTGCTGTTGCTGTGCTTGGCCGCCTCCGCCCAAGTAAAAATTTTGACTACCTATACCTTGATTTTGCGGTGCTGGTGCTTGCGGTGCTGGTGCTTGCGGTGCTTGCGGTGCTTGAGGTGCTTGAGGTGCTTCAGGCACTTGAGGGACAACACCCTCTTCTTCGGGCTTTGGTTCTTCATTTGAAACCGTCTGGGTGCTTTCGATAATATTTCCATTTGCGTCGAGCGTATTTTCTGTTGTTTGTTGGTCGGGAACCTCGGTGCTACCGTTTGCGCCGGGAGATTGTTGGCCCATAGGAACAACGGGTGTTTTTTGGGCTGTTTCACCTGAAGTTTGATTTGCGACTCTTAGTGCATTTTGTTGGTTTTCCAAATTGACTCGATCTGACATTTCTTCTTTGGTTTCTCGGCCAACAGGCGTTTTTTGCGCCTCAAAATTTGCTACTTGGCCGCTACCCGCCGCTTGCCTTTGTTGTAATTTTTGGCGATTTAATTGTTGCTTGTTTCTTAACCGGCTATTGGCGGCTTGATTGTATCTTGCTTCGGCTGTATCGACCGCCTGCGAGCCAAAACGCCGATTTGAAAAACTTCTCGGCATTATTCTCCCCATCACACCAACGCCTTTAGCCCCATATTTTTCAATTGTATTTGGGTCGGCATCGGCAAGTCGGGCTTTTAGCGTAAGGTCATTCATTAAACATCACCTTGATTTTTTGAACATCGGAATGTTTCATTCCCCATGATTTAGCAAGCGAAGGCCAATCGCCTCGGCTTTCTACAATAGTGACTATATCAGACGGCGGCCTTTTCATACTGGCGGCAATCCTATTCACATCTGTATAGGAATGAATTGATAAATTGTTTTGTTGCGAATGAACTTCGGACTTCGCAATTTGGATTTGAACCTTCTCAAGAGCCTCACGAACCAATTCAACATCATTCAAATCCTCCGATTTATTGATGCCGGGTAGTAAGGTTTCATAACCATATCCAAGGCGTTCAATAAAATTGTTTAACATTGCCCCAATACGCCCCTGTTGCTTCGGAGGCGGGGGGGAGGGATAAGCGTTGTTATTTTGAACTGGCATTTGGGGTCGAGGCGGTATTGCTTGTTGAGATGGGCTTGGTGGCATACCGACAGCGTTATTTTGGCCGCCAAATGCTTGATTGGGATTGATGTTTGCTACGGGAGGTGAAGGAGGTGCAGGGGTTAATTGAGCAGGCGGCGCAGATACAACGGGTGCGTTTCTTTGAGGGGCAGGGGCAGGTGGCTCTCTTGGCGGTTCGGGGATAGAAGGTGCAACTACCGCAGGTGGCGCAGGTTGAGGTTGAGTTTCGACCGGCTTTTGTTCTTCAGGTTGCTGTGCCGATAATGGAGAGCCTTGAGGAACTTGCGCTTGTTCAATCCATTCTGGAGCGACACCATCTCTCATGTGCCAATTTCGCAAAGCCTCTCTAAATCTTTTGTTATATCCCCCGTCTAAGCGGTCTTCATTATAATACACTCTTTGAAAGAAGTCTTTTGCTTCTTGCTCGGACATTCCATGATGTGCAACCATATCACTAATTTGTTTTTTAGACCCGCCTTGTTTGTAATAATTGTTATTCCCTAAATGCTTCACCCATTTTGCATCGCGTGTTGGGCCAAGCCATTGATCCATACTGTCGGCAGGCGATTGAGGAATCACAGGTTGTTGTTCAAGTGTTTCAGGGCTATATCGAGCAGGGCCAAATTCACTATGCTGTAATCCCGAATGAACAGTAAAACGATTGTCTTGTCTTAATGCCCCACGCGCTAATTCGTATGGGTCGGCATTTGGGTCTGCACTGATACCTTGTTTAATGGTGTTGAAAAACCTTGAAAGCATTCGCCCGTCTTGTATATTGACTGTGTTTCTATGAACCAACGATGGTTTGATTTCGTCGCTGGTCTTTACTTTGATTCCTTGCTGTTGCCGCATCAAATCCAATCCTTCATGATATGGTCTTGAAAATGCTTCGGGTTGGCCAGTGTATGATGAACGGATTTGGGTAATCAGTTTGCCCGTAGTGTCGAAAACAGGAACCTTGTTGTTTTGGTCGCGCACTGAAATGCCGCCTTCGCGCCACCTTTGAGTCACCCTGCCTTCACTATCAAATGCAGGGGGGATGTATGACCCTTTCATTTGATTTGTCATTCCAATTGCCTTATTGATATGGGGCGCACCCAATGTCACTAAATGCTCAAACGCTTTTTGATACATTGGATTTTGCGGGCCTTCGTGAAACGCCCTTCGCACTTCATCTGGTGCTAATCCATGATCGTAAGCATACTTCGCCGCATCCGCTTCAACACCTGTGATGTCGTCATGCTCTAAAGGGTGAGGGGCTTGAGAAAGAATTTGACCTGCTTCGGCTGGATTATTTGATGACATCACCGCATCAATCAGTGTTTTAATATCGACCAAATGATAATTTTTGCGAATGATGTATCGGTCTGTATTGAAAACGGAATACATAGAATCACCGCTTTCCAGTCATCATATTTTGAGTAGTGTCACCAAAACGATAAGCGGCTCGTTCTTCATCATTTAATTTAGTTCCGCCATTTGGGTCTGTTCCAACCGATTCCGCCGATTCTCCCTTCTTTGCTTTTTCTTCAAGCACAGGCGGAGATTTTGTCAATTTGTCAATTTTTCTTTTCAAATCTCGCAATAGTGCTTTGAGATTAGAGATGTCGGCTTGAGTTATTTTCAATTTGTTGGCTTTAGCAAACAAGGGGTCGGCTGTTCCCAAAGGATCTCCAACGCCGCCAGCCATGAGTCTATCTCTCCTTGCCCCCGATGATGTATTTTGACCCATTTTTGGCACTTTAGGTAATTTTGTCCCTTGGCCTATTACTGTTCCTCTACTACTAATTCCGCGTGTATCGGCGTGGTGCGACAAACCGCGAGGCATAGCCCCCATCATTCTTCGGTTCTTTTCATAAGCCAATTTTCTTTGATAGGCCACAGGGTCGCGCAGGCGTAGAGGTAATTGTTCAGAACGGCCCGAACCAATAGAACGCATGGCATGGCTATGCACATTTGGATGAAATGCTTGAGCCTTTGATGAACGGCTTAGGTTTCTTTCAGAAGACTTTGCTCGACGCTTTGATTTTGACTTTGGTTCTCTTGAACCGCCACCTAATGATTTACGCTTACCTTTGCGCTTATTGGTTCGCTTGCGCTTTTTCTTTGACTTCTTTTCGTCTTCGTCTGATTCTTCGTCATCGGAATATCGGCGGCCTTTGTATTTGCGTTTGCCTTTGATAATATCGGTCAAAGGAACATACTCATCCTCGCTGGCAGTGAAATAGTCAATGTTTGAAGTATCTCCAAAATCGCCTCCTGTGTTCATATCGACTTCATCAAATGGCTTGAAACGAATAGATTTTGGAGTCTTTTTTGGTTTTATTCCATATTTACAAAGCATACAAAAGTCATTTGGATCATCAGGCATCATAACCATTGTTCCGCATTTAGAACATTTGCCGTCTTTGATTGCCTTGCCAATATCGGATTGATAACTGATTTGGCCCGTTGGACTTCTAATTGGCCCTGCGTTTGCACCTGCTGAAAGAGAACCGCCATTTGCCATTTGCCCCATATCGACTCCTAAGCCGGACTCCAACAAATGTTGCATTCCAGACATTTGAGGTGTTCTTTCAAGGACATCATCAATCTCTTGAGGTTTTAGAGAGATGTGCGGGATTGAAGCCGCCAATTCTCTCAAAGCCTTCTCTCTTCGTTCCTTTGGCGACATTTGACGAATACTTTCTTCATCCTCCGGCGTTTGGAGGGTGTGATGAGACAAACCATCATTGTCCTCATTAGGGTTAATGTCATAATCAACCATTTCTCGACCATTAAAGCCGCCTGTAAATTCTTGGGTTCTTGGAGTCCAAAGCCCAGAATCTCTCGGATTGCTAATTACCAATTCAAATCACTCCTTGCTTTTTTACGCAACATAGTGTAAGCGCGTTGAAGAATCAATGGCAAAGAAGCATACCAGCAAGACAACACAGGTGTTTGAGCGTATGACTTGGATAAAGGATTCATTGTAAGTGAAAAGTGATTAAACGCTTTGATTACTTCTAAATAATTTTCTAAATCATTAGGAGATTTTAGATTATTGAAATACATACGAAGCATCATCAAAGCACCATAGGCTTCTTGTTCAACGCCTTCTGTTCCTTCGACATCAAATGAAATCATTGCTTTAGACCATGCCTTAATTACAAAGTCTAAAGCATCGCAAAATTGTATTGCGTCTTCTATACTTTTTATTCCAAATTCGTGAAGGATGTCCGAGTATTCGGTATCCTTCAACATAAGTTGGTGAATGGTTTTACCTTTTGCGCCCCTCATTCAAGAACCCCCGCTTTAGCCAGTGCCGATCTCATTTCTCTCCATTCTTCAGGTGCTTTTTCTGAAAAGACTTGTTGAAGCACTTCAATGATTGAAACGGATTGTTGCTTATCCACATTTTCGGTCTTTTCCATCCAAACGGCCAAATCCTTCAATGTTTCACGGACTTCTTTATGCAATTTTATTGCAGTATCTAATTCCTTCAATTCAAAAATCTCATCTTCATCGGCTATGTCATTTTCTAATTTATCTAAAACCAATACAAATAAACGGTCTAAACGGTTCATGTTTGATTCAATCCTATTTAATGAATCGTGGGCTGAACGGATTGCTTTGGGCATAACTTCGACCTTTACCTCTTTTTGAATCAATGCTGTTCGGTGATTGTTCATATGCGTTGAAATTAGGCTTGAAGGAATATCCAGTTCTTCGGCAAAGTCATCAATGCCTGCTGTTTGATTTAGAATAGATTCCTCTATGATGCTTCTTTCTGGGTGAGTGCATAAAGGGCAATTTGAATTGCTGTTGTTATGATATTCACTTGAATGCCGCCTCATATGTCGATGAGTTGTTCCCTCCGCCCAACCTTGTTCACGGTCTAATTCCTCGGAGGAATAGACACCTGAATTGATGTTTTCCTCTAAAGTGTCTCTATCAGGATGCCCGCAGAACGAACAATTCTTTCTCGTCTGCCGACCCCCCACATAATGAGGGAGTCCTTTACTGCTTTTTATCCTTCTTATGAGTATTACAGTATTCTTCGCCCTTCAAAGGCGAAAGGCGACAAGGATTCCCGCTTTTTGTCAAGGCTTTACATGTCCTTTTTTTCTTTTTTAGCAACGCTTTAACATCATCCATATCAAAATCCCCATCCCCGTCTTGATCGAAACGAGTCAATAATGGACTATGAACTAAAGGCATACGGGGCGTAAATCGCCCGCCTCCCGAACCAAAGGAGGCACTACCGAAAGGATGCGTATTGACGAACAGCAATTGTAAAAGTGAGCATCAAGCCAAAAACACCAGCGAGCAACTCATTACTACCCATACTACTGCCTCTTGCCACCAAAACTGTGAAGCAACATAAGAAAAATGAAATAATAAAAATCATTGTTGCCGATTCCACCAACATTTTGTTTGGTGAAATAAATTGAACCGACATGTCGTATGGATTAAATTGTCCGTTTTCTTCTCTTTCTTCACTCATTTTAAAGCACCAAACCTGCACCTAATTTTGCCGCATTACCGTTTTGCATTTGATTACCAAGTGCCGAACCTAAAAGACTACCGAAGAATCCGGGTTGAGTTCCATTCATTCCACCTGTCATTTGATGAGCATTGAGCAACATTTGTTTTTGTTGAGCATTCTGTTGAATTGTCATCTGTGCCGATTGCTGGACTCTATTCATTGTCAAAGCAAGGTTTTCTGGCGAAAGCGTTGAAAGTTGCGAAGGCAATTTAGCCGTATCGAGAGTTAATGCACCAGTATCCTTGTCTAAAGTGAATGTTGCTTGGCTTAGAAACTCCTTCAAAGAAAGACGGACAACCTCGCCCATCAATTCAATAAGAGTCGGCAAATTATGAGATGCCAAGAACACAGCCATTGGGTCATGTAATTCAAGCATACGGGCTAAAGCAATAATCGGATCATTTGCCATTTGTTGCATCATTGGGTTTTGTTGTTGTTGCATCATTCCCATTGCGCCCATACCTTGCATACCATTATAACCATTCATTTGCGTTTGTTGCGGCGTTCCGAATTGTTGCGTCGGTGTTGTATCCTTGCTAAACCATCCCATATATATCACTCATTATTGCTGTTGCCCTGTTTGGGGCAGTTCGTTCATATTCATTTGATTTGCGGTCAAACTTTGATTTGCTACAAAATTACTTTGCATCAAATTTTGTTCTGTTTGTAAAATCCTCAAATCGAATGAAACTGTGACGAAATCAACTATACCGCTAATGGGGTTTTCGTATTGCATAATTTTAATGCCCTTGCTATGTTCGGCATCGGTGTGAATCATTTTGAAAAATTGTTCGTATTTTAGAATAGATTCAGGAGTGCTTCTGTTATCGGTTGATTTGAACCCTCTTGTCAATGCCCCCATTCCGGTGACTTTCATAAATTTGGTTCCTTTACTTACTTTTCTTGAAGCAAAGCCATCCTCGGAAAATTCTTGTTCATCCAGCAATGACCTTAGCGTATGAAATATATGTAAATGGGCGGGACAATATGTGCTGTTCATTTCATCACCATGATCAGCGTGTGTTCTTGCATGTGGCTTAACCGTCTTTCCAGTGTCCTCGTTAAACCAATAAATGTCGGCTAAAGAAAGGCCAGTTTTTTCATCTACAATGTGTGCATAGGCATTATCTCCTTCAAGAAATCTGCGAATATCAACGCCGCAACAAGCACACTCATGCGGGGCATTGTATCTGTAAATTTTGAACAATCCAAGATTATAATTTGGGGGCCGCAATGCTTTACGCAGTATTTTAATATTCTTTTTGCGAGCCTTTTTTGGGTTTTTAGGATTTGACTTTAATTTTAATTCGACGGTCGGAATGACTGCTTCATCATCTAACCCTTGAGAACCAGCACTTGCCATTTCAGCCCGTTGTTGAGACTTTAACAATTCAAATGCAATGCCTGTGTTTAACGACAATGCCCGTAATTGTTCGTCAGTTACATTACTCAAAGAGACATTGCCGCCTCCCAAGAAACCGTTAAACGCCATCAACCCTGCCATAACTGTCATACTCTTAAACCCTCCCCAGAATCAAAAGTCGGCAATTAAATTGGTAAATACTTTCCCTACATTGATGCCATGTTGAGCCGATACAGCCAAGACTTCAGCACGAATACCTGCTTTTCTTAATCTCTTTAAGCCATCCCTATACGGTAAAGCAATTGGATGCTCACGCAACAAATTATGTTCTAATAGTTTAATTGCCAATGGATCCCACCAAACATCCATTTTGTTAATCATCAAACAAAATACTTTTGGCGTATATTTTTTCGATTTACGCTTTGCGTGTCGGCTGATTTGTTTAGTAACTGATTTTTTCGTAATGTTGTCAATTAAGTAATTGAAACCAGAGACAGAATCCAAAGTAAATTGTAATGAAGACAATGAACGGTGGTCTATCATGTAAATCACTAATTCTACATTCCGCCCAAACATATCTTCAACCCACATATTGCGAAATTGAGACTGGCCCGCTATATCTGTTGTAGATACAATCTTTTTCTCGCTTTGCCATCGTATTTGTTTTCTTGAAACCTTTGGCATAGAGTGACCGAGCGCATCATAGGATTTGGCATGTGTCGTGCGGAAAGCATCAGGTATGGGGTCTATATCTCCGGGAACTGTCAAATACTGGTCGAGGGTTGTTTTTCCCGTCATACTCGGCCCGTAAATGCCCACGCGATAAGGTTTTAAAATTCGGTAGAGCGAATGAACGGCTGAAAATCCAGCCATAAACATGTGGCCCGCTACAAGGGCCGACATTCATTCACCCAACCAAATCTCTCATCCATCTCCATATTTCGGAGGGGGTTGCGCCTAATGCCTCCAATCCAATCAATACTGCAAATGTAAGCGCAATGCCTCCAAATAAGGCAACAAAAGTGCGAACCCATCCAGCAACCCTCTCCATTTTTCGGTCATATGCGTTTTCAGCAAGTATTTGCGACATAGCCTCGGCTTGCCTTTCGTTTTGGGTCGTAAAAGGCCACATTTAACCCTCACCCTTGCTTTTTGCTTTCTTCATTTGTTTGTTGTTGCTCATTAGGTATGTATCCAAATTGAGCGAATGACTGTGGAGGCTTTTGGCCCCCATTAGCCCAATACTGTTGTTTTTGGGCGCGGCGTTGTTGTAGCCGCATTTGAGAACGCATCCACTTTTCGTTTTGATTTTCGCGAGTGAATTCGGCCCGCATTGCCAAAGAATCTCTTACGCCGCCTACATGAAACAAAACCATTGAAGCGCATAGAAAACCAAAAGTAATTAACCCATATTGAAGACCCATTTGAGCCGGTGTTGCGTCTGGCAAATACCATCCTAAATGTGAAATTGTCACTCCCACCGCAACTAATAATGCCTGCCATAATAGCATGGCAATTAAATTAACATCAATTCTGTTATTGTCTCCGCTTAGATGGGGAGGAATTTGATACATCCCCATTTGTTGTTTTTCTTCACTGTTCATCTTCATTCACCTTTTTCAGTTTCTTCGTATTAAAATATAAGTCGATTATGTGATTAACAAAAGAAGATTTTGATTCTCTACCTCTTTCCTCTTCCATTTTTGCGAAAAGATCGTCTCGCATTACGACTGATACATGATGCCCCATAACACCTGTCATACATAACACCCTTATGAGCGTTGTGATTAAGAAGTAGTGGCACATGTGCTGATGCAATGCCGACCCCAAATATGCGAACAGCAACCTCAATTATGCGCTCTTATAAGGCCGCATTATCCGCTTCAACGGATAACCCTACTGCTTTAACTGCGTGGGTCGAAAGAGAAGCAGGCGAACATTCAAGAGCGCGTGATTTCGACCAAGAAACAGCAATTGCTTTACTCTCTTACATGCAACACCCCCTTTACCCATCATCAAGTCTTTCAACCGAAGAAGCGTCGTGGGTTCAATTGATGGCGACGGCGGAACAAACATTACAATCTGAAAGCACATGGTCGAGCAATCAAATACAACAGCATCATAATACTGTCTTTGTCCGTATATTTTCATCCGATGTTTCTTGGATTCAACAATGGACTCAAGCAAATGGAGATCCCTTGCATCCTAATTCATATTTGTTAAATGATTTGATTAACGATTACATTAGCGAATCTGGTTCTACTCAAGCACACATGCGCCATCAAACATGAGAGCGTTTTTATATAAGTGATACAACCGGAAATCGGGGCCGAGGTTTTTTTCCACTATTCTTCGCTATCATAAAGTGTGTCTAACTCAACATTTCTCCGTATGTTTTACCTATACGGCCCCACCCTTTTCATCGACCAGTCCATCGGCGTAGGCTGTTATTTAAGCGATTCAAAATTTGATTGCCGACTGCTTCTGTGACGACGGGGGCAACAACATTGCCAAGCATAGTGCCAATGTTCTTGTCTTGAGGATTATTCATGTCGCCAACCATCGACATATCGCGACGAGGATCCATCGTATTATACAAAAGGCGTTCGGGAACAGTCATAAATCGAGAATCCGTAAGAGCCAGTGGGTGATGTGTTTGCGACCATCCCGTTTCATCTAAAGGCTTCAAGTGATACAAAGAGCGAGAGATTTTGCCGCCTTCGGGCCGAACCATTCTACCACCGACATTTACCGGTTCCGCCCATGTTTTTTTATCCCTTGTCAATCCTTCAGGCCAAGTCGCACCACGATTACCCGGCATCCATGTTCCTCCATCAGCAAGGGTTGGTGTATTCATTAAAAAGTCGCGAGCCTCTGAACCTAATTGGCCTTTAGACGATAACAAATTGATTCGGTCGGCTCTCGCCTCGCTTGCATCCTCCCAATCGTCTTTCAACCAAGGCATAAGGTCATCAATCGAGCGTTTTTTGGTTGTTGGTTTTGGTGAATCCCAACCAGTTCCAAAGAATGCTCTCCGTCGGGTTTGAGGTGCGCCAAAGTCGGCGGCGGCCAAATTAGGCATACCCATTGCGGTTCTAAACCACTTATCCGGTGCATTCCATTCGCCTCTCCTTTGAGCCGCCAAATTTTCGTCTTTTGGGCTTAAGAATGGTTTTTTGACATTGGGCGATTGCTCTACTACTACGCTTACATTGTCTTTGCCAACAAGCCTTCTTAACTCATTAGCCGTATCTTGTATTCCGCCCATGTGTTGCATTGACGCTACTTGATTTTTCTTTTTGGATGAACGCGCACCAGACAATTCTTGACAAAACGGTGAAGCGTGGTAAAGAATGTGTTTGCCATCGGCCAAATCAGCATAGCGTTTAGCGCGAGCATGAGGCATTCCTTCTTCTTCGCCCATCAAATCAAGAACCGTATGTTCAGTATCCATATCTGTATTAAACGCCGCATTAGCAAGCAAAGCCTCTTTCCAATTATCAACAGACGAAAGAGTTTCTATGCCTGCCCTGCGGTATCCTTCTTCTGAACCACCAGCACCGGCATATTCTATCATTGCGGCAACATCATCACGGAGAGGTTTTTGATTCTCACCATAATTTTCTATGAACACATCGGCTATGTTTCTTGCATTTGCCCTATTCCATAACTCTTTATCATAGGCCGCTTTGGTTTTTGCCTTAGCAATTTCCCATGCTTCATCAAAAGCATGTTCGCCGGACATAACCCGACGATGATGCCCGCACTATTCTAAGTTTTCATTGAAGAGGCGAGTCAATGTCCTTATCGCCCATACTCCATCGAAGGGCTTTGACAACGCCCTCTAATCCTTTAATTTGACGGATATGATGTATTTTTTCTTTTCTCGACAAAACCTCGGACTGTAATATAGTTAAGTGTTTATTTTTCTTAGATTCGGCCTTTTCAATCATCTCATAGATTGAATCCCAAGACCGTTCATAGGTGAAGTGGCCCGCAAGCATTGGTCGGGCGGCGATACATCTATTCTTTAGGGTTTCGCAAACCAGACCAGCACATTTGGTCTAATTCCTCTTGACTGGCAAATACAAGAAAAGGTGTATCGTCATCCATTGGCATTAGCCATACAAATAAAAATCCAGCGATAAAAGCAATTCCAAAAAGCGTCAAAAGTCCGACCATGATAAGCGGAGGGCGGTGTAAAAAATAAACCTTACCTAAATTACATATCTCGACGGATTTCAGGGAATGATATTGACGAACCAATAAAACGGCCCTTCTTAGATGATTCTTCTAATTCGGAGATTAACTGCCGAATTGTTTGGTCGAGATCCGATTGATAACCGAAATAGCGTTTTGGCACATTCTTTTGCTCATGTATTGCATCTTGAAGAATGCGCTCGATTTGTTCTTTAGGTATCATGCCGCCTCTTGTATCCTCTACAAATGGCGTTTTAGAACCATAATCAAATATCAACCCTTCTTCTGATACATTGCCCGCATACCGGTCGTTTAATTCATCACCAAAAGAATCCCCATACCCCACCAATCCCCCAAATGTATCTAATTTAGGTGGTTCGCCAGTGTCCTCAAGCACTTCATCATACTCTTCTAAGAAGTCCTCGGCATCTGAAGGAACATCTTCAAGCCCAAGCAAATGCGCCATTTGTAATGACATCGGCTCAATGTAAGGGTTATACTCTCGCATATCCCGTTGCACTAAATCCAAAGAACCTTTTGAGTTGAAAAGAGAATAAGGCAATACTGGTTGAGAACGGCCCAATACTTTACTCCAATATGCTTCGATTGGTGAACGGGTGACACCTTCTGGGCCGTCATATACTTCATTCCGATTAACACGGTCTGGTCGGCCATCTCGCGACAAAGGCACTTTGGCAACATAAGCACCCTCTCTCATTTGGGTTTGAGGGATTGAATAGACTTTATGTTCTATTCCCCTGCCGATTTCGACTGGCACTTTACCAATGTATTCTTCGTCTTCTGTTTCTTCATTGTAGCGATACCTTGAACCGTCGCTAAGATCAACAAAATCTCCGTTATCGAGCAAACGGACACCACCCTCTTCAAAACCATCTTCAACATCTGGATTTTTAGCCATTAGCCGTTTGAAATTATTGTAAGCCTGTTCATCAAATGATGCCTTTTCAATATCTCCTTGCTCTAAAATCTCCCAAGGGTTGATTTGTTGCCACATCTCTTTATGTCGTTTTCCCATCAGTTCACCCAAACCATCAGGCCAAGGCAAACCACCAAGTTCGGCATCAACCATTCCTTCTGCTGGATCATCATCGTAATGATACCCATAAGGCGAATTTTCCAACCAATGCAAATAGGAAATTGCATCATCCTTGTTCTCAATAGGATAACGGGCGATTTGGTGTGAAGAATGCTGGCCCATTTTAAGAATGCGCCATGCTCGGTCAAAGGCGGTCATTCAGACCACCACACAGGTTTCATTTCATCACTACCAATTCTTGTTTTGAAATACTCACCATCAGGAGACACTCGGACATTTGCTCTTTCTGATGCACTGTTTAACGCCCCCCTATCAACCATTTTATTCCAAAATTCTTTTGAGTCATCAATCGCTCTTGTTGCATGAGCATGAGGTTCAAGCCCTTCATCCTCTAATCGGTTTGACAATTCCTCAATCATCTCTCTCAAGTATTTTTCAGCATTACCTTGACCTCTTTTTGGAGTAGCGACTTCAAAATGATGAATACGAATCATGCCAGTGTCATAATTGGTTTGGGCTGAACCTCTTGCCATATTGTCTTTAGAAACCCAAAAGGTTTCACCCATGCCCCCATAGTTGGCATTTTCATGTGAACCCTGTAAAGGTGTTCGCATTATGTCTGGATATAAATGGTTAAATTCATTTTGTTCTATTTCCTCCGTAATCGGCATATCCCATTCAACCGTATTTGTTCTTGGATCATACGACTCCCAATCATAAAGCGGGGCTTTCACCACATCCCACGCTCGGTCAAATGCGGTCATCGGCCATCCTCCTTTTCGGGTATTTTGGCATTTGGCCGTGTCAATTCTTTACTACGGATTTTGTTTTCCGCATCCTCCATAGACATTCCCGCAACCGTTTTTCTATTTGAGCGCGTTTCACCAATTGCTGATTGAATTGCATGGCGCAATTTCATATCTGGGTCGGCCTCCCAATTTTCTTTTCGCTTTTGTTGATCTCTCTCTATCCGCATTGCGTTTTCAACAGAACCGGGTTCATACCTTCGCTTGGAGTTCTTTTCTCGTTGTTTTAACCGTGATGCTTCATTGGCCCAATAATGGACTATGCCGACGCTCACTGGCTTGCCTTCTTCATTTAACAATCGAGCAATCCCCGCTTGGCTCATGCCTTGAGCAGTTAAGGCTTGGATTCGCTCGACATCCTCATTAGTCACAGCATACCTTCTATCACGCGCTGGCATTTTCAACACATCCCATGCTCGTTCAAAGGCGGTCATTCAAAATCACGCATCCTTTCTTCATACGCCCTAAAATCCACTTCGGTTGCTGAACCATCAAAAGGGTTGATTTCGTTTTTGTCTTGCCGTATTGCGTCTTGTAAATTAAATGGCTTACCATCTCCGAATAAACCTGCCATCTCCATTGCATCAGTTATTCGCTCATCTACAAAAGGATGAATGCAACGGCTACAATGATTCGGAATGCCTTCAACAATGTTGTTGATTTCATTTTGACATTGTTTGCATTGAGAAGGAAAATTTACGCTTGGGTCTGGGTCAAGCGGCCCATCATCATTCATTGAAGCCAAATGTCTGTTCATCTCGGCAATCTCTTGTATCTCCTTTTTAGAGAAGAAACGGCGATGCCCTGTGTGCATTTTCAACAGATTCCATGCTCGTTCAAAGGCGGTCATAGGTCATCCCTCACAGGCCATGTTTCATTATTTCTCCACATATTTTTGGCTGATTGAATTTGTTCAGTTGAAGGATACAAGCGGGTGTTTTGATTTTCACGCATCAAATATGCAATCGCATCATAGAGGGCAGGGGCATAACCCCTCCCCCTTAACCCCTCTCTTGTTTCAGTCCAATCGGGATATGCGATATTATCCCCTACCCAACCTATACTTGTTATTGACTTGCGGTGGTCGGGTTCTGGTGAATACAATTCTCCATCATCATTAACGAACCTATCATCATCACCGTAGTAACTCAATTTGCCTCGTTCTATTCCTTCGCCTATTTGACCTTTATAAGACCGCATTTTATCACCAAACATATTTAATCGCTCAATGTAATCAATGAGCATAGGTTCAATTTCATTTGTTTCAGGATCTTGAAATAACGCTCTCCATGAACGATTGGGCTTCTGTGATACATCTTGGCGGGGTTCAGTTGAATACAATGAGCCGGGAACAATAGGCATCTTCACCAAAGCCCATGCTCGGTCGAAGGCGGTCATTCATCTCCCCTCCGCAAACGAGAAATGAATGGCCTCAAATCCCCGCCTTTAACATTGCCGAGCGTAGTGGCAAGCGAATCCCAATCTATTTCATTCCCTTCGTCATATTGTATTGAAAGAGAGTCATACAATTCAGAATCCTCCATGTCCTCTTTGTAATCGTTATCAACATACATCCCCTCCCAATTTCTAAAAGCGTCTTTCATGTCAAATATGCGTTCAAATTCTTTTTTAGGGATTTCGCCGCCTGCCATAAAATCTCCATCATCGTTTTTGTTTCGTGTTACAATTCTTTCGATAATCCGAGCCATTTCTTCATTTGGCATTTTAACTGGATTGAACGAGGGGAGTATGTTTTCTTTGTCTTCAAAAGCGACCCTTCTTCGATCCACCGCGCCCGAAGCATCTCCAAGACCAACATAATCCATATCCAATGGCAAGTTTATTCTTTCTTGAGGCGCATTAACTGAATACAATTCGGGAATGTGAACATTAGGATCGACCCAAGGTTCATCATCGTAATCATCTCTTCGACCGAAAAGAGCGTATGCAACCGCTTTGTCTTTATGGGGAGTCCAAAAGCCAGTGTCTTTTTCCCCATGTCTTCTACCTTGATACAATTTATCCGCCTTTAACCCTCGATTGACAAAAGGCATTTTTATCAAATCCCATGCTCGGTCAAAGGCGGTCATCATAAGACCCCCTTCTTACTTGTGGATGAAAACGCATCAACATCCGAGCCAATTGAGTGACAGGCATGGCGAATTGTCCTTTATCTCTTGTTGCCATGATTGCTTCGGTTATGTGCGGTGCATACTCGTCTTTCGCTGGATTGTCATAAAATTCACCTATTTTCGCCATAGCCTCATGTGTATCTTCGTGTGCAGTAGTTTCCAGAACCTTTTCTGCGATTTCTTGTTCACTGCCAAGTTGTTCAACGAATGGTAAATTCACATGAGAAGTCGTTGCCCCTAAATTTTTCAAATCCACCATGCTATACCCTGCGGGTCTTTCTCCGTCAATTTGGTTCATTTCATTGTCTTTTTTAGGAAATAACTTCCATTCGTTTTTGAGCAAAGCCCACGCTCGGTCGAAGGCGGTCATTGTCCTCCCTCCGGCTTCTTTCTTTCTTCGTTTTCCCAATGAATGCGCTCATAATACGCATTGCGCCTCGCTGTTTCTTGTTCAGGCGTTTCATCCTTGTGCTTGTAGTTATCACCTACGGCTGGCCCTTCGGGGTCATGGACTGAATACGATCCACAGTTCGGACATTTACGCCCACGCCCTTGATGCCAACCTACAAAATCTGTTGTTGCACCCGTATGGCCGCATGAAAAGCATTCCAAAACATCTGCCCCAAGGCCCATCGAAAGTTCTTCTACAATTTGGGCGACGGGGTTATTAAATTTTGAATTGTCAATAAATTCATCATCATTTGAATCATCATCAATGGACTTCATCAATTCCCAAGCGGTATCAAATGCGGTCATTCATACCCCTCCAATTTTGCTTTTTGCTTTATCGCTTCTCGCAATTCATCTCTATATTTGTCATACGACTCAAGGTGTTCCATCGGCCTAAATCGAAGCCATTCCTTTATTTTGCTTGGACTAATTTCTTGGTTTGTCCGATAAGAACCTCTAAAATTACCGTCATTCATCAAGTCCTCAACAACATCAATATCATCATCCACTTCATAAATAATTGGGGAATGCCGACTCGCGCCAGCGTTATTATTTGAAGAAAGGGCATAAGCCATAGTCGCTCTTGGATTATCCTTAGAAAACCAAATCCAATCTTCATCGGGATCAAAATCATCAAAATCTAAATCATGTTCTTCAAGCCATGCGTTTAAGTCATCAAGAGAATGTTGTTCAAGCAAACTCATGTTGTTGCTTGGATCAATGCCTTGTTCTTTGATGTCCTCGTCGTATTTTGATGATGTGCCGTGAAAATAGGGCATTTTCATCAAAGCCCAAGCGGTATCAAATGCGCTCATGCCTGCCACCTCTCTCCAAACGCTTGAAGCCAAGGGGCGTTCTCTTCGTCTTTGAAATAATCGGGATTGCTGGTAATGGTGCGGGCCAATTGGTTAATGTCCTTGGTGCTACGCAAATTGCCAGTGACAAGCGGTTCGGTGTCCTTCAATTTGAATTCGGCGTGATTAGAAGAGAAACCCCGCCGGTCTGGTTCAACAAACGATTCAGCCCTTGGCCCTAAATACCGAGCCATTTTCCGATTCATAGATGTTGCTTCAGGAGTCGCACTGCCGCTTAATCCTCCAACATCTTGCATAGCGAGTAATTTAGCGGCCATTCCTAATTCATTACCTTCAAAACCGGGAACCACGCCCAAAGAAAGGTTTGGCCGTCGCAAAGTGTTTATCATCGAACCTGCTACGGGAACCAATTTATCAGTCGTTGATTCTAAGGCTTGTTGGACTACTGGCAACATTTGGTCGCGATAATTTGCATAAATCTCTCGTTGAGGTATGTTTTTTGATTCATTTGGCAAACCGGATCGACCGCCTAAATTCGAACCTATTATCATTGGATAAAAGGGCAGTTCAGGTTTGCCGCCCCTGTCCCAACGGCCAGAACCAAAAGCCATCATCATTGTATCAACCGCATCGTCAAACTTTTCTTTACGCTGTCGCCAGTGTCGGTCTTGAGATGCCCGCATACGATTTTTTATTCCCGTTGGTTTTCCAAGGAGATCTAATGCGAGATCGGTGGGTAGCATTATGTTGTATTTGAAACGCTCATCGCCGTATCGCCCTCTTTTACCTAAAGCGTAATCAATTAAAGCAGTATTTGTATCGTCATCAAAGCCATCTGGATCCATGAATCGAATGCCATGCAAATGAACCTCGCCTTGGTCGATTAGGTCTTGAAAACCTTTAGCGAGGTGATCCCAAGCCGCTTCAAACGCATCCTCGGAGGCATAAAAGTCCATGTTATCTCCAAAAGTGGATTTTGCTTCACACATATCCCATTCTTCAAGAATGCGCTTGCCGAGGTAATGTTCGGAGGTTGGGCCTAATCCCCCACCTCTTTTCACATTTGAATTATAAAATCTACCCGGTCGGCCCCCTGCAAATTGTTCAATGGCATCACGGAATTCTTCGCATGACATTTCTTCATACATTTGGTAAATTTCATCATGCACATCACTGGGTTGTTCACCAAAAATATCACGCAATCCCTCAATCCACTTATTTTTCGCATTGATGCAACACGCATCCCCGCCCATATCGGCTTGAAGACTTTCCTCTTCTGTCCTCGGTATTTCCTCCAACAAGTCGCCAAAGAACATATTGCGGGGTTTCGCAATAGGAATCCCAGTAAAGTCAATACGGCGACCCAATGCAAAACCCTCATTCGTTTTTCATCAATTGCCAAACAGTATCCACTGCCATTTTATGTCCTTTGTTGGCTTGATTTGGATTGTTGGGGTCTTTTTTGCCTGCAATCATCCCGCCAACAGCATTACCCACTGCACTTTGAACTTTAGGATTCTTGGCCGCACCCATAGCAACCCTGCCTGCACCTGCAAGTAGCGGAGCCATTTTTTCATCCGACTTCTCATCAGATCTTAAAAAGAAAGAGGGGTCATCGAGCATTTCAACTTCATCAACCCGTAATTGGCTACCATCATTAGCGTCTTCTAAAGAAGCATCTGCTTTTGCCATCTCTATTGCTTCTTCTTCATCATACGCTCCGACTGTTTTAGTCCAGAAAATAGTCTGTGAAAGTTCTACTCTAAATTGGGGCATGTTTGACGCAGGGCATTGCTTAACTTAATCCTTGTTGTCTTGTCGCGCCAAAACACCATCCCTCCACTCTTCGTATTCACGCACCTTTTCAGGACTCCTATACGCATCGGGGTTTTCATCAAAGAATTTAGCCATGCCGTATGAAAGTTCACGCATCAATTGGTGGTTATCCGTCAAAGTTCCTCCATATTCGGCTACCCTCTTTCTCCAATTCAAATCATGGGGGTCTTCATAAATCGAAGCAAGCGATTCTTGCATCAATTGGTTTCGATTGAAATTTTCAAATCCGCCTCGCCCACCGGAATAATTGTATTTTTTCTCATCCTCTTTTTGCCAATCTTCTTCTTCGGCTTGTTGCGTAGTGTGTCCGACCTCATGGTTAATTAGTTCAATGATTCTTTCTATTATATCCAAATCGCTTACTGGCGGTGCTTTAGGTCGTGGTTTCGCAAAACGCCCATACTTTCGTCGTGGCGGCAATTTTTTATACCTCTCCATTGCCTCTTTGCCCTCGTCACTACTTTCCCATTTTTTATTAGCCTCATCTCTTACATTTTTGTATGCGACTGGCAGGTTATACAAGACTCTACCCGGCCCTCGTTTTGGTTTGTCGTAATCCTTTATCGGGTGGTCTGTAATCCAATTGCCGTCATCATCATAATATGGTGAGTAATACTTTGGGCGGCCCATCCAATCAACAGCATCCTCCACTCCATAATCGGTGTTGGCTTGACCGCCAATGTTGTAAGCCCATGCCGCATTTGAACGGATTCTTTCACTGTCTTGTTCTCTTGCCTCCGCCAATGATTCAGGCACAGGGTCGTTATACAGCCATGCCAATTTACGGCTCAAGTCCATATATCGGTCATGTTGTTCAAGAGTCATTGGTGTCATCTCGTCGCGGGTGGGTATATTGCGCCCGCCCACATAAAAGTCTTGATCGGCTTTTACAAAGCCCCAAGCGGTGTCAAAGGCGGTCAATTCAGGAGTCATCATAATCTGGCCTCCAATTCCACACGCTCATCCGGTAATCATCTATTTCATCTCGCCTTGCTATATCAGATTCCCTGCCCTCTTTCTTTTTCTCCGGCGACAGACTTACTCCATAATCTTCCCCCCAATCAAAGGGGGGTCTTATCTTAGGTTTTGGGCCTTGATCAAATACTGAAATGTGCTTAGGATCTATGCGGTGTGGGTGTTTGTGCGTTATGTAATCCACATCACCAAACGCTTTTCGCCTATTATGTGGCACACTATCTACGCCTTCATCGGAAATATGGAGAACCACAGGTCGGCTGAAACCCGATTGCCTGTAATCATCATCAGCAAAACCTTCATTTTTAGGTCTTACTCCCATTTTTCGTGCATGTCGCAAAGCCTCCTTTGGGTCGTTTGTCATCCAGAATTGGGCTGGCCCTCTAAATGTAGGTCGTTTATCCCTAAACGCTCTTGTTCCGTGTCGGAGAATCTTCTTAGCGGCCTCTTCGTTTGTTCCGTGATAGGGCATTTTGAGCAAGTCCCAAGCGGTGTCGAAGGCCGTCATACGGTTGGCCTCCAATAAATACTTTCAGGATAATGTGTGACAATATGGTAATTGTCGGTATGAAGGTCTGAATGAGGGGGCATACGACTGCCTAATTGTAAATTTTCCCACATTGCTTTTGCCGCAGGGGATTGAACATGAAACGGGTATAATTTGCCTTTAAAGTCCGATTGCTGTAAAAGGTGTGCCACAAGGTCATACATAGCGGTTGCGTAACCCCTTTGTCGGTATTCTTCACTCACATGAGGGTGAAGGTTGGCGTGAGTGTCTCGCTCTCCAATTATCACGCCGCCTGTGTCTATGTCTGCTCTTGACCTTGGATTATTCTTATCTCCAATTTGGATATATTGATTGCTACCAGCCTTTGTTGAAAAAATAGGTAATCGCTCTCCACTTTTAGGGTCATCGAAGTAGGCAATTGGCTTTGATTCGGTCGGATTCTTTGTAGAGTAAGGATTTATCTCTTCGACATTCTTAAAATCGTAATCTATCGAACCCACATCCAACGGGGCTTTCATTAAGTCCCAAGCGGTTTCAAAGGCTTTACTCATTATCGGCCCACTCCTGTTCCAACAATTTCCACCATCGAGTTACGGTGTCTTCAAAGCGTTGCATATCGGTTTCATCCAATACACGGATATTTTCAGGGGGAATATGCTGGTCGGTTAAGGCAACATCCGGCGGTAAATCGTAATGTGGCGGCTTAACGCCCCAACCCAATTGGTCGAAGTCATCAATCTCCAATACTACGGCAGGGTTTGTCAAATCATCAACATCAACATCTCCCGAATTAGCAAATTCAAGTGCTTCTTGAATGGCCCATTCTCGCCCGCCAATTGTTTCATTGTCTTTATTGCGGGGCATTTTATCGTGATAGGCATAAGAAATCCCTTTTCTTCTCATTTCTTTATCCTTTTCCATTGCCTCAAACATTTCAGCATCGGTATATTCTTGACTTTGAGGGTTGCGTTCATAATCGTCGCCAAACAACAATTTTCGGTAATGATGGTTTGTCAAGTAATTAAATCGAGAGTTTGGCTTCAAACCCTCTTGCATAATTTTATCAGCGAGTTTTCGACTGGTTCCATGATACATGGGGGCTTTCATCAATTGCCAAGCGGTTTCAAAGGCGGTCATACCCAATCATCCTCAGAATATCCAGCCTCGATAGCGGCCTCTCGTTGCCAATCCTCTAAATCATTCCATTCGCCAATCGCATCAACCATTCTATCATCGTAGCCAAGTGATTCTATGAAATCGTCATATTCGGCGGTTCTAAATACACCACCACCATCCATTTCATAACTTGGTGGTTTTGGGTTGAACCTCTCAAGTGATTCATTGTTTCTGTAAGCGATTAGACGGCTTAGAGC